CTAAAAATTCTTGACCAGCAGCGGCTACGTTATTAACCGTATCTTGTATACTGTCTGTAGTTGTTTGTACAGCGTCCCCAAGTGCGCGATTGGCTGCGCCTGCCACTCTACCAAACGCTTGCCCAATAGCTTGGGCGCGGGCGCTTGGGCCTGTATTAACGGCCAGATTACTGCCGGCGCCGAAGCCATCTTGATACCAGCCCATCTTTTTTTCATGTATAACATTAAAGTCAAAAGCAATTTCGTATATTTTAGGTAGTATTCTAAAATTATTTCCTTGAGCCCAGTTTTCAGACATTTTTTTAGTGCCTATATCTAGGCCAGTGATGTACCCTGTAAGTCCTCTTTGCTCTAGGCCGTTGCCAAAGCTTCCTGCTACATCTCCATATCTAATTCTAAAAAACGGGGGAGCCTTAATGATGCTTGGGGAACCGGGGGACTCTGCTGTATATCTTGGATATAGCGAAGTGGCTAAGAGGTTAACATTGCTAGCCATGGCAGTCACAAGTGCCGGGTTGTCGTCCTTCGGAGGCTGTAACTGAAAGGCAAACTTCAATGTTCTATTAACATTTTGAAATGTAACAATTGGATCCATCTTGCCGTACACTTGTTCTGCGTTATATTTCGAACTGTATGTGCGACTAATAGTTGCCTCGTAGGGTTTAAATATAATATTGCCCACCTCTGGTAAATGCAAAGGCGTTATGATTATATCTTCATTATAATTTAGTATTTCATCTGACACTTACATATCCCCTATATTGTCGACCTGGGTCGAATATTATCTCCAATAATATCTACCATGCTCTTTGCCAATTCTCTGTTGTCCAGTTTTAATACTACTGGTGCTTTTCCGGTTACATTTATATTAGTTCCGTCAGCAAGTTTTTCCATAATTTCCGTGCTCTTTTCTGTGCTGACTCGCTGTGCGGACATATTATTTGCTATGATTCTCTGGGTTGCGCTATTAACGGCTGTCATTCTTTCCACAGAAGAAGATGCGTTATTAGTATTAAGCATTCGAACAGTCTCACTATTGCTAAAGACCCTTTCGCCACCTCTCATTTGAACCAACTCTGGTCCTCTTTCTCCAACGAGTGCCATGCCGGCTGGTGCTGAATCTGTTCCATCGGCAAAATATCCTACGAGACCGCCGCCAATGCCACCGATAGCTGCGCCTATGACCGTGCCGGCGACGGGAGCGAACATACTTCCAATTGAGGCCCCCAGCATTGCGCCACTGGCCGCTCCCCCAGCAGCAGATCCAGCACCCTCGCCGGCAGCTGCCATACCCAAACCCATGAGACCTCCCGCGATGCCCATAGTCCTGAGCGCAATCGCGCCGGCGCGGGCGGCTGTAATGCCTAATTTTTCCATGCCTTTAATTGCGCCTATTCCTTTGCCAGCACCTCCAACAAGAAGACCTATTAAATTACCAATCGCACTGATCACCGGGGCCAAAGCAAAGGCCACTAGGCCGGCCTGAAATGCGAATGAACCCCCCCACTCATTGATAAACTCAATAACTTGTCGTAGAATTCTGGCCATATTTTTAAATAACTCGCCAATATCAGTGCCGTCTTCTTGCATCTGCCTGAAAGTGTCTTGGAGAATCATATTAAGAGTTTCGCTGATACTTAAGTTTGTTCTGGCTTTTTCGCCCAACTCTTCAAAAGACACGGAAGTGTCGGCCATTTCTTTTTGAAGTTGCTGATAAGTTATCTCGCCTCCAAACAATCTCTCGGCAATGCTCATGTCCGAAATTCCGGCCTGACTAGCAATTGCTTGCTTCATTGCGGCATCCATGCTAGCAAAAGACTGCCCAGAACGATTTATGGCATTGCTTAGCAGTTCAATGGTTTTAGCTGGATCATCGAAGGAAGCATTGACCATCTCCATTGTATTTAAGAATGGTCCTCCTAACATCGCATTTAATGTACCCACAGCTTCGGAAGCCGATCCAAACGTTTCAAATTGTCTTGTGATTCCCAAAAGAGTATTGACTTCCACGCCGGTCTGACGTGCGATCATTGCTAGTTTTTCGAACTGACCGACGGCAGCTGGGCCACTTCTTGCTAAAGTGCTTAAAGATTGATTAAAATCATCAATAACATCAGTAGGTAGCCTTCCAAGTACTCTTGACAAATTAACGAAACGCATGGTTAGTGTGTTCGTTTCGCCAACTGATTGTCGGAAAGTCTTAGTTACCGTATCGAGTATAGAGCCGTAAGCTTGTGTGGATACGCCTAGTTTCGCAAATTGAGTGGCTTGCTTGCCTGCTTCTATTTGTTGTGCCTTGCTTAAAGAAACAAAGCCCTTTGAAGATTCAAACAATTGGCTCAGTGCGCCCGCCGACTCTTCGTATGTAACCCCTAGGGCTTCACCAGCCGCAACAATATTGGTCACTTCATCTTCAAAATTACGATCAAATTGGGCAGTTGATCTTGTTAAGTCGACCATTGCTTGGTCTACGGAGAAGACCATCCCCATTAATTGACGGCCCAGACCCAGCGCGTATTCTTCTGCTTTTGCGGCTAAAGCGTCGAACTGCTTTCGCGCGTCAAAAAAACCGCTAACAAATCTTTTAAGACCATCTTTTCCAATATTGAGTTGGCCGATAAAAGATTGAGTTTGTTGTGATATTCCAAAGAACTTTCTTAAAAGCTCATCGGCCTCATTAGCCGAAGCTCTTACTGAACTGGCCACTTCGTCCTGCGCAGCTGCTTGCCTGCCTAGACTTTCAATGTTTACATCAATTTGTTCGCCTTCTGCTTTTTTTGTTGCGACGACCTCTCTGCTGGCTATAATGATGTCTTCCAGATTTTTCTTCTCTGCGCCAAGTTCTCTTTTTATATCTTTCTGTATTCGTTCGTACTCTTTGGATCCCTCAGCATGCTTAGCAAGCTCTTCTTGAAAAGCCTTAGCAAGATCTATTTTTTTCTGAGCGGCCTGTAGGTCTTCATCTATCAGCCTTTTCCTTTCTTTTTCGACCGCTAGCTCGATTTTCTTTATTTCTGCGGCTCGCTCTTCTTGAAGAAGCATCTCGCTTTTCTTCCCAAGCTGGGCGTCTAAAGCTTGACTTATTAATTCTTGTTTCTTTTTTTCGTCATCTCGAAGCTTAACGATTTGTTGAATGGATATGAACTGTTTTTCTAGATCTACTGTTTGGCCCGTAAGGGATTGTTCAATCTCTTTTTGTGTTTCTACTCGTTTTGCGAGAAGCTCATTGCTTTTCTCTAAAGCCTGATTATAGATTTCGAGTTGTTCCGGATTTAGATCATCGACCGCCATTTAGCATTTCCTCTTATTTAAGTGGCCACTTAATACCTGTATCTTTTTCGAAGTTGTAGACCGCTCTTTCGAGTGCGTGGCGATTTCTGACTACGGATGGGTTGTTTAGGCCGTGTTTCATATAAGAGGCCATATATCTTTTTTCGCCGGCAAGAACTTTAGCTAGTGACTCTAAGTCAGATTGCTTACCTCTAATGGATACGGGGACTGCGCCGCCTCCAAACATTCTATTTAGAATTGTTTTAATCCACGACCCCCACATTAACAAAAAAGATTCATCCAGCTGATTTCCTTTAAGCTTCTCTAGGTCGATCTCTAAGGGAAGTAATTCGTTGTCTTTCACGGCGAAGACCCTCCTGTACAAAGTAACTAGTTTTTAAATGAATTTTATGCGCGTTGGGCTCGTTCGTGAGCTTTTTGATGTGCTTCGTTTTCTTTTTCTTTTTGTTTAATGAGTCTCTCAAAAAACCAATTTCTAAGTCCGACCGGTAGGTTATAAGCCTCAATAAAGCTCCACCCTCCGTAATATTTCAGCAAAAAGAACTGCTCATAGACTTGTTTCATGTAATCATCGGACAGGCCAAAAAAAGTCCGTCGTAAACGGAACCTCCAATCGGCTTTCATGGCCGCACTCTCCACACATAAAATCATGGGCTAGATCAACAGTTGGCATTATCTTCTGATAAACTCTTCGAATGTACCTAGAATCAATTGCAGGAAGCACTCCAACAAATTCATTAATGACACTCCTGTCGACAACACCATTAACAGAAACTATGATAGCCTTCAATTGATCGGTGGTCGCTGTTTCCATTAGTCTGTGCTTCTTTCTGCTCTTAGCCATTGAAGTTAGTTTTTCTTCGTCATGACCAGATAACAACTTAAGCTCAATTACATATTCAGTCTTGGGCAGTGGTAAGAGAAAAGTATTATTTGGACTTATGGTTACATCATACTCTTCTAGAAGATATTCTGGAACTTCATTAGATTCAAGAGAATTTAAATCAAATGCGTACTCCTGTTTTGTTCCACAGGAAGGGCATGTAATTTGCGTTAGATATTCGGCACCATAACCATTAATTCTTGTAGAAACAATTAATGCGTTCTTATCTCCCAAAACAAGATCTTTAACTTTAACGTTTTTATCAACAAGTAGATTTTGAAGCATTCTATCTAATGCTACTCCCTGCTTTAGAAGAGTTGGAGAAGTTAAAATATCCTCATCCTTGGCAGTCATGTGACGTACCTCAATTACTTCTTTATTGTGTAGTGGATGACTGGGAGGGTAGAACCTTCCCTTACTTGGGAGTGCCACAAACTCAGTAGGAATAACAAACTTAAGTTGTGGGTCGGGAGCAGCACTATTAGCCGCTTCCATGGGGGGAGTTTCGTGATTCTCCAAAAGAGTATTATCCACTCCTAGACGATTTTCATTTGACCTAGCTGACATAAACACCTCGCTTTTCTATACTATTTTATCAAAATGTCGTTATAATTTAAATATGAAGCAAATATATTTTTACTAAAATTGCGAACCTATCACGTCACCAAGATTGCCAAGAGCGTCGCCCAATGTTTCACTATTGGCACTATCTGCGCCAGGAGATCCAGGTGTTTGTTGACTTGCTGCGGCGTTCTCATTAGAGGGGGCTCCAGTGGTCACAGAAGAATCAAATCCAGGATCACGCGAACTAAGGGGGCGTCTCTTGTCTTCATACGTAAAGCCTCTATATTGAACTTCTAAAGTGACGGTTGCTAATTCTTCTGAATTATAATCATAGTCCGAAAACACTGCTGATTGTACATAGGGCTGTTGAATTGTCCAAGAAGCAAAAGTACTTCCGTTTGGGCGCAATTCATTTATGGACCATTGATTACCTATAACATCTCTAGCGAGTGTGGCACCAGCTACCTGTGCGGTAGGGGGTGGCCCCTCATCCAAATTAGTAACGCCAAGAACAGTCTCACCAGTAAATCCCAAATAAGATAGAAAAGTGTATACAGTTAAAGAAGTATTATTCCTTCTCGATCTACTATCCTCTATAAGTGTTATTTGTAAGGGCTTGTACTTTGGTGCGCTTTGATATTGAATATTTGGCTGCATTTTGGGAAATGGAGTGCCGCTTGCTGGCATACCATAGACTATTGGCTGTAGCATTTCAGTTACGCCCGGTCTGGAGAATTTAGTAATAAGATACCTCGGCCATCTAACAGCAGGCGAACTTATATCCAGAGTTGCCCTAAAAGATCTTTTAGGCTCTAGCCGTCTTGTCACTCCCCAGAAAGTAGACACTTATCTTTATCCTAGAAGATCAAAGACGCTCTGACCGCCAGTCATGATCGGTCGAATTGGGGCACCTGGCGCAAGGGGCGCTCCGGAATATTCAGCATAATCATAGCGGAAGGTAAGGGAGATGTTGACCATTTCTTCACTAGTGTAATCTAGCTGTCCATAATCGACTCTCTCAATCCAGGCATTTACGAGAGACCACTCATCAACGGGAGCACCATTGGCATCAATCTGCTGTAAGCGAGGAGTACCCAAAGCTGCTGTGCTAGCTGCCTTGCTGAAAGAGGCTTGGGCGGTCACTTGATCAGTGGGGAGCCTATAGCCGGCTTGAAGAAGCGCTGTGGTTATTGCGGCGGAAGCATCAGGATGAACAGGATCAACTAGCGTTATTTCTACGGGATCCCAAGTGATTCGACCCGGATAGTAAAAAGTGTGTGCCACAAACTGATGTGGAACGCTGCTCACTGTAAAAGAAGGCTTTTTGGCCATTTTTATTACATATGTAGGTGCCGCGTTGATATAGAGTAGCCACCTATATCCTCGTTTGGGTTCGACAGTTGTTGAGTTCCAGAAATTAGCCATTTAATTGTTTCTCCTTAGCATTCTATATAAATAGAATGTTTTTTACTTTTTAATCCTCAAAAGACGCTCCACTGTCCGTGATTACGAAGTCGATAGCGATAAACTCTATTGCTCTCGCGGGCTTAATGAAGATCTTGGCATACATAATATTTCTATCAATTAGATCAGGAGTTGTCGTTGTACGGTCCAAAATCAATCGATAGTCAGTAATACCAAGTCCAGCCTTAACATCGGAGAGGAACGGCTCCACTTGACCTCGGAATCTATTCCATGTGGATTCTACATTTTGGTCGAATAGCAACGTAGCTGCCATTCTAGAAATTTGCTTCTTGAGATAGATCATCAATCTTCTAACGTTGATTCTATCTAGAGCCGAAGGTGTAACCTGTAAGGTCTTTTGACCGAAGACTACAATTCCTTCTGCGGGGAAAGAAGCAATTGGGTTAATGTTGGCATCGTAAAGCGTATCTCTTTCTTTAGAGGTAAGCTTTTGAGTTAAGCCAACAACCGGGATTCCCGCAGCGTTGTTAGCGGAAAGGCCACCGCGAGTAAAGCCTGCCGGCGCGAACCAGAGCGCAGAAGCTGCTTCACTGAAAGATAGCGTCCCAAGGATAGCCACCGACGGAGGTGCCCACAAGGTCGCCCCATTGATGGTGTCTCTAATCTGTACCCATGGGTAGTAAGTAGCGCCGTAGCTGCTGTTAAGTTGCAGATTATTGCGTAAGTTATTTACAGCAGTTGCGACCGTACCAATTCTATCTTGCGCGGATTGAGTGTTCTCGGTATCAGGAGTGTATACATTCTTGATATCGATGATAGCCATTGAGTCTCCACGCGCCTCGCAAACCTTCACAAGAGCATCATTAAGTGAATTATTTACGATACCAGGCATCGCAGCTAAATTCATCTCAACTCTTTCGGGATCTCTAACCGCATCAATCGCGACTTTGACGGAGTTGAATGCGTAACTAGTAGTCTCATTCTTTCCACTGGCAAGAGATCTTGTGTCGTTGAACGGATCTCTTTCCTTGATGTTGAGGCCGTCGAAGCCACCAGCAAGACAAGTGGTGAATCTATCGAACCCAGCGTCTAGAATATTGGTGTAAGAGCCAGTCTCGTAACCGCCAGCATCAGAAGAAGCACTGTGTACGGTGTAAGAGATACCAAGCGCTCTAGAGCCAGACTGATAAACAGCGTGCGTGTCATAAGTAGCGCTACTAGAAATCATTCCTGAACTCGTCAAGGCGACGTTTCGTACATCATCCAGAGAGAAGTAGAAAGAAGTTTCAGTGTAGTTGCTATCGGCATCAAAACCTGAGATGTCATTAGCTTTTGTTCTCAGGACATCGCGAACAGACTCATTGAACTTGGTGCTGTTGTAAGTTGTGTCAACTCCGAAGTAAGCATCAGTGGGATCTTGTACAGTGCCCTCCGAGGAACTAATTCTAAGTCTCAAGGACGGGAAGGTGAAAATAGCATTGACCGTTTGTCCTTCGTCGTCGCCATCGGCACTTCCTGTTACGGCCTCAGTGCCTTCTTTACCAGCGTAGCTAGAGCTACAAACGAAGGCACCGGTTGTACCATCGATCTCAGTAGTTCGTGCAGTCTTGTTAATAACTTTAACAAAAACACTACCACTAGTGGCGAATGGAAGGTATCTCGGTGGACCCCACACGCCGAACGGTAGTAATTCAGGATTTGTTGAAGCTCGATCAACGTCTTCATCCATCTCAATTCGAACATAATCAGAAACATTGGGATACTCACCGAAGTACTTATAACGTCGGTCTGTATCACTCCAAGTTCTGAAGCTGTTACCAATCTTTTTAGCAACATAATTCTCTGAGGCGGGATTCAAGTTACAGTTGTTGTATTGCTCCAAGACAATCGGGGCATTATCCGTATCTTTGATATCTCTAACCGCTACGGTAAAAGAGCCGTATTTATTAGAGGAATCTGCTGACCGCTTGATGTCTTGAATTGAAATTTTAACCTTTCTTTGAACCTCTTCTCCAGAGAAGTCTCTAGCAGCGATTCTAAAGAGTTTGGTCATGGCATCAGCGGTGTAATTCTCGAAATCACTAGACATGTCCTGTGAAATGAACCAACCAGTTTTTGCGTTCAGGTCTTTGGTAGAAGTGACACGAACGTCACCGCCATTCTTTGTTGAACCATCGGGGGAGGCCAATGGCAAGATGATACCAAAAGTCTGCGAGGCGACTGAACCGGAAATACCACCCTCTACACCGTTGCCGTTATCCTTAAACGTTGTTAGGGCGCCTTCGAACGTCTCACCTAGCCAGTAGTTAACCGCATTATCAGTTGTCGTAATGTCTCTGTTCGTTAGAGTCGGATTTGTGTTGAAAACCTTACGAATGAATCTAGGTGAAGTCGGAGTAAAGTCAAAAGCAGAATTAACTGTTTCTACGGAATCGGTGCTCTTGATGATTACTTTAAATGTGTTGTTCGTGTCGACTGACTTAATGAATTTACCAGAACCGGTTTGTTCGGTGTTGTCACCCATATCAGTACCAGATAACTCAACAGAGCCGCTGTTAATATACCACACAGCAGCCAAAGTACCAGATGTGGTGATGTTATCAACAACATCCTGTGTTACTCCAATCGAGCCTGTACCTTCTACCAAGAATAGACCAAAAGCTCCACCGTTACTGGTGCGGCCAGTTGTGGCGGTTGCCTTGGTTGTACGCCAGCCAGCATACCCAGAAACGTCATCAGTGAGATTGGTGGCGTCGACATGCGAACGGCCGGTCAACCTGACAAAAGTTAAAGGAGAGTTGTTTCTCAACCAAGCTTGTGCAGCATATGCCGCATAAGTGGGAGCAGTTTTGTTTCCATCTCTAAATACGTCACCGCCGCCGGCACCAGGCATGGGATTGCCAAATATCTGTACGAATTCTGAAAACGAATTAACTTTGATGGGAGTGAGTCCGGGGCCTTTCTCGGTTCTACCAATAACTACGGGACCAACATCTTCCGGCAAAGCAGGAAGCTGCGAATTGTCGATTTCATTAATGAAAACCCCAGGTGATATAAATTTAAACTTTCTAAACGACATATTAACGCTCTCCTTATAAACGCTGTATTATTCTTTAATAAATAGTAAGATGAGTGGTGAAAAACCTATTTCACTAGTTATTCTCTATAAAAACCACTGCTGGGGTCGAATTCTTGAATATCGCCAAGAATTACCCTTTCCCGTGGTATCTTTACCTCTACGGCATTTTGCCTTTTAATGATCTTTGGGCGCTCTCCATTTTTTCCTTCTCCGATTACATAACCCAAAACTTCAAACGTAAGTACCGTCTGATATGTCCTCTCTTCTTGATCGAAGGAAGCAATATTATTTGCCTGCGCCAAATCAGATCTTAAAAAGGCTTCGTACTTGTGGCCGTCTCTGTATATGTTGAAAGAGTTAATGTGACCCCCCAATGTAGCAAACGGCTGAATCATCTGGTTCATTTGCTGCTGGTATTCGGAACGAAATGTCACATTATAGGTCATTGTTATATACACCGGCACTGGAATTGAAATTGTTTCATATACTGCTTTTTCGTTGGGAATGATCTTCCCAAATTTGTCTCTTCTTGGAAAGTAGCTTTGTCGATTTGGGGTACGACTAACTTGACCCCCTGTGCCAAATTGTTTCCTATTATCTGCGACTGCAAAATTATTGGTCTTATCGGATACGATCCGGCGTGCTACCGTGATTCTACTGCCATGGTAGGGGTCTTGGAAGTTGAACGTGCCTCCAAAATGGGATCCCTTTTTGCTTAAGTCTTTTGATAAGGATGTTCTTTCAACGCCAATTAGCGGGAGGATCAAAGTTCCATCTAAATCTCTTAAGTCCTTGTTCTCCTTAGAGAAAAAAGCCCTTTCGGCAGAAGACCAGACGATAGGTACTTTTTTCCAACCTTTATTTGTAACGGCGCGGATATCCATCTTTTCATTTATAAAATCATAAAAAGCATAATCAACTGTCTCAAAGTTAGAAGGCTGAATTATCTGTTCTTGTAAAGCACTATTTGCGTCTTTGACGCCCGTGTATTTATAATCATCAGCTGGCATCGAATAAACCCTCTCTTGCTTTTAGGCATTGAACCTCTGCCTCGAACACTCTTTCCCAGCCGGCCCATGCTTGACCAAAAAGCTGTCTACCTTCATTAATTGTCACAATTTCAAAATAGTCGTTACCATATAAAACAAAGTCTCCTTCTCGAATATATAAATTCTGATCTTCTGTTAGGCGACGACGGTGGAAATTAACTTTGATGGACAGCCTTTTATCTATCCCTAGATTTGTTGTTGTCGTTGCATATCCCTGCCATGTAACCATCGCATAAACTCTAACTGGAGGCAAAAAGTTTTTCTCTATGGCCTCGCCATATAAGTCATGGTAATTGCTATGAATAGTGTCGATAGGGTAATAGATTATCTCTTGACCAATAACCCTTTCGATTAGTTCGTCATTAACTTGTTTTACAAGATCTCTCTCTTTTTCTCCTAAAAACAAAGGAGGGGGAGGAGAGTCTGGCTGGGTCCATTTATTATCGGCCACTTTTCATTACCCCACAAACACTCTCATTGGTATTTTTTCTTGTACTCTGTTAACTGCGTCTGTAAGGTCGGCATCACCCTGCATTAACTTTGTATATGTGGTTTCGTCTAGAATCCCTTTTAATTCCTCTCTTAGCTTCTCCTGTTCATTTTGAGCTTGGGATAGCAGCGCAGGGCCGTCTAGAGTTATAGAATCTCCCGGAATAGGTATAGTTGTAAATTTACTTCTAATGTTTCCTAGTGTTTCTTTACTAAGTGACAGCGCAAATCTTCGTATCCACTGCTTGCCAATAGCATTAATCTTGTCATATGGTAGGTTTTCAAATGGCAGCGCATTCATATTGTTGATACCATTAACTCCAGATTCTTTATCTTCATCCTCTTCCCATGGCTCTGCGTCTACATAAAATTCGATCCAATATTTACTGGGACTGACCGATACTACATCTGGGAATATTCTCAATTTATTGTTTTTAATCTCATATGAATAATGAGAATTTCTTGTATATATTGCGTCCTCAAAGGCCATGGCTTGGGCCTTGTTCTGCCAAACAGGAACAATATCAAAAGTAGAGTCATCTGTATATTGTCCGTAGCTGGCCATATTACCAACTGTATTTATGCCGCCATAATAACCATAAAATCTCCACATTGCTTGCGGTGTTTTATAATAGACCTTTGTAATGTTAATTCTCTTGTTTCCTACTTTTCCGTAGTAGGGAAACGCAGAGTTATCCGAGTCTGCTGCCGAAGAGGAGATAAGATTCTGTAAGTCATAATCTTGAGTTCCTGTGATCGAGTTGAAAGAAGCAGAGTAGATCGGTGTCTCACCACCAAAGCCAGCCTCTGTAGAAACTCCATACCCCACGCGACGGGCATATGCGAATTCAAATCTAGGGAACTTCAAAGCTATCCCATTTGAGCCTGTATACGTTGATAACTCACTGCCAGTTAAAGAACCCCGAGAGTCGAACGAACCTGTGCTTGCTCCTAGCATATCAGATAAAGCATTCTTGGCTTGATGCACATTTAAGAGATAGGAATACTCTAATACAGCCTCTTCATAGGCGGAAAATATACTTCCCGTGGTGAGTTCAATATCTAGCACATCTCCACCGAGTTTCTTATAGGTATATGCTACTTGATCCGCTGCTCCGGTACAAAAATGTTGAGAAAATGTCCCTAGAGATGTATCAGAGTACGTGCCAAAAGGAAGGAATCCGTCTTCGACACTAGAAGCATCACTGCCAGTAGGAAGCACAACTGCGCTTGTCTCGGATGCTGGTGTTAGAGTGGGCTGTGACATTCATTAATTCTCCTCGTAGTAAATAGTTAAGGAGAATGGAAAAGACACAAAACGCTAAATAGGTTTAATCTTCTTTCTTTTTAGCTGTCGAGACTCTTCTCTTTCTTACAGCTCTTTTTGGGGTTGGCTTTGGGGTTGGCTCTGGGGCTGGCTCTGGGGCTGCGGCTACCGGCTTTGCTTCTTCTTTCGGTGCGGGAATATCCTCAACACCTGCTTCTCTTAAGCGTGGGTGGTTGGCATATTTTCTTCCAAACTTTTTACGATTTGCCATCATTCTTCTTTTCTTTCCCATTGTAGAAACTCCCGTTTTTATAAATAGTTGTTTTCAAATAAAAACCCCCTCCAAAAGAAGGGGGTAAAATATAGATTAATATTTATTATGAAAGCAGCTGTTTAGCCAGCGGCATCGGCAAACAAGGTGTCAGATGCATCTACTGCCCAACCAGTGGCGTGCATTGTGGTTCCATCGCTATGAATTTCAAACCTCAGACCAGACTGTGAGTTGGTGGAGCAAGTGATGAAAGCATTGCTCGTGCCATTAGCAAATGAGTTTCCACCTCCATCATTACACCAAATACAACCAGTGAAAAATTCACCAGACGCAGTTCCAATGTTTACTTTTTGATCCAACGTGCCGCCGTCAGCTTCGTCAATAATAATTGTAACATACCAACCGTTGTCTACATCTCCCACGCTTGGAAGCTGAATTAAAGTCGTATCGGCGGGATTGCATTTA